ACAATCAACTCGGCAAACTTTTGACGATCTAGCCAACCTGTTTTAGGATTACTTGCCTTTAGCGCTAACAGTGTAATTCGTTCGTTCATTCTTTAACTTCCCAAAATATCTTATTTGTAATCCAATATGTTATTAACGCCCAGCCTTGAAAATAACTATGTTCGAATACAGCCAACCAATCTGGCGGTTGTTTGGTCAGCAATTCAAAAAAACAATTACCGAACAATAATCCAACGAATACAATCAACAGTTTAACTTTCATTCTTCAACTCCTTCAAAATCAAACCATTCGTAGAGTTCACGCATAATAGAATCCTTTATGGTATTGGTAATAAATTCTTCTGAAGGGTTATCATCATGCTTGAACGCACGGGTATAACCATAGGCCAACCCATTCTCAATACACATCTCTAATACAGGTAAAATTTTAGGTTTCATAGATTTCATAGATTTCATAGTAACAACAGCAATAGCAGCCACCAGGCCGATAGATCATTATAGAGTATAAAGCAAACAAAGGCAAGCTTTACTACCAAGGCAACAGCCAGGTAACTGTACGGGTTCATAGGGGAGTTTTCAGAGCGGGTTTTCTAGCGCAAAAATTTTTCAGAAGTGAGTTCTGAGCGGGAAATTCTATCCGCAGGATTTTCTGCGCGCGAAAAAATTTAAACATAGGTATAAGTAACTGTGCCTGAAACCATGGTTGATAGAGTAACTATACTTTTTTTTGAGAAAGTGAGTACTACTGTTTTCTTACAGTAGTCTTATACTCAATCTTCGTTATAGAAGGCAGCCATGTCATCTACTATCTCTTCTGTATACGATTCCATGCCTTGTCGATTCTGCATATCGATTTCGTAGTTCCACTCCTCTGCAGCCTCAATGAGCTCACTAGCCTGGTAGGGTGATATACGGAGAATGCGGACGATTTCATGGTCGGTATAGCCAAGACTCATCATCTCGGCAGCCTCACCAACTAGTTCTTTTACTTTTGACATATTGTGTTCCTTATTTTAGGGCTTCATCATGAATAACATATAGTAGAAAAACGGTCCAAAGACCAGTACTGTCATGATTATAGACTGAAATACTTCTACAACAAACTGTTTCATATTAGTTACCTTGAGTCAGGACGTATTTAGCCAAATCTTTCCATTCTTTTTTACCGGTATTAGCAATCTTAGTAACGGCAATCAAACTACGGAGAGACATATTAGGAATCTTACCAAGATTAGACTTAATAAAGTCTAAGGCTAGGCCCTTGGCAGTAGCGCTTACTTCCGGGAGAAACTCGTCTGACTTAGCAATGACTTCCATTCTCTCAAGCTTCTGAGCTTCAGTCATCGAAAGGTCAACAACCAAACTACGAGTACGAATAGCCTGATCGATCTTATCTAAAGCCATGTTAGATACGAATACAATAGAACCAGTAAACTCAAACGAGCGCGGCAGATCTTCATCACGCATATCGGCATTCCAGGAGATATAGCGCTTGGCATAAGAATCTAAAGCACCCTTGAGTACGTTCTTAGCTACATCGTCTTTCAGGATACTATCGCAGTCATCAAATACAATTACCATACCGTTATTCTCAAACAACGTACGATAGAGACCTTTGGCAGTCGAGTAACCTTTGATAACGGTATAGGCTTTAGCCTTATTGACCTTAGTACCAACTTCGTAGTTAGACAAGTCAGTCAGGTTCTTAAAGCCGTTTTTCTCTAAAGACTTCAATACGGTATACGACTTACCGAGACCACCTTCACCGGTAATAACAGCAGAAGGGAGAGTCTTCTGAACGATCATATCCACCATCTGCTCTACAAACGAGAACCTCTGATTGATACCGAATTCGGAGGCAACGGGAGCAGGAGCATCCCTGAAAGCCGTTTTCTGACCATCCAACTGACGCTGGACATAGTACTTAGAAGTAGACTTAACTACGGATTTACCGTTAACGAAGCCGACGAACTTACCATCTAAAAATTTGATTTCTGTATTCATGTGTGTGTTTCCTTGTTAAGATGTCTTATTATAACCCCAAATTTACGCAACATCAAGTAATACCTGATCGTTACGGATGGTTATTAAGCACCCAACTGAGCAAACGGGCTGGCGACTGTTGCACCAGACTTACGAAGATTGGCAATCACAGCATCGATCTCGGCGATCTTAGTAGCTTTCTTCGCTACAGAAGTGCCCTGAATAGACTCTTTGACCGGCTTAGTTGCCTTCTCCGCCTTAACAGCGCCTTTAGCAGGCTTGGCCACACCCTTGGTAGCCTTGGTGTAGTATACGAAAGCGTTAGAGCGAGTAACGCCCAGAACGTTCATGATATCTGACAGAGCCAGGGCTTTATCAGGAGTAGAGGCCACGATGCGAGTGGCGATGGAGAGGTTAGTTTCTTTAGTCATTGTGTGTGTTTCCTTTTTAAGATGTCTAATTATAGGCTGAATCCAGTAAAACGTCAAGCAATACCTGATCGTTACGGATGGTTATTAAGCAGCCTCAAAAGGCTTAGCCATCTTAGCTTTCATCATCTCAGATAAGATGAACTTAGCAACATTCATCCGCTTACGCACATACTCTACAGCGTTAGGACCCGCACCCATCGCCAACATCGCCTGGTTATCGGAGAGGATACCAGCCACTACCATCTCTAGGCCAGAGAATTTAGCAGTCAAAGACTCCATGTATTGCTCTTGGATATCCTCTACAGTCATACCGTACATTGCGATCTCACGTTCTTGCTTAGTCATCTTAGTTCCTTTTTCGTTGTTCATGTAAAGATTATAGGCTGAATCCTATAAAACGTCAAGCAATACCCTAGCGTTACGGATGGGTACTTAGATTAGCAGTATTATATTATAAAGGGTAATATATTATATTATAGTTAATAAAGAGTAATATATTGTTACTATTTTGGTAAATGCGTTTAATAAAACGGCAGAATTCTAATTTCTTCGCTATAAATACTTACCAATTTAAAATAAATATTAGTAATGTTACCTTACTATATTACCTCTTCTCATAGTAATAGCATCCATCATATCAAGATAATCTTCTCTCCTATACGCATTAGGCATAATTCTTATTGTTGGGGATACTGTTCCACTTAATTGATCTGGACTATTCAATACAATATATTCACCTGGATTCTCATTCTTATTGATAAACGACTTAGCTTCATGATAATTAAATGCTAGAACGAATACTTTATTCACCATTGTTCTTCGTATCCCATATTACAACAGCTATTACTAATACCATAAACACAGCAAAGATCATAATATTATCAGACATCTAATTTCTCTTAATAGTCAGATCACTCAAAGCTATGATCCAGGGTAGCTGTACCATCTTCATACTCATACAATACCGCATCATCACTATCAATCGTTACATCTAGATCACAATGTAAGATATTATAATCAATAAACGTATGATCTTCCTTATACACCCTGAACACATACTGGTTATTGAAGGTATAAAGAATGATTCCCTTGGTACCCTTGGCCGGCTTCATCTTACGATCAATCATTGGTTCCTCCGTAATACGATATAATTAATTCAATAGCCTTAATCAATTCGGCATGCCTTACCACATCTTCTGGATGAAGCCATTTACCTTCTGATTGATCTTCTAGATCTTTTTTCAGATACTTCCTAAGATCTTTGAGAGATAAAAGAGCGATCCTATCGGCAATTTCGTAGTCAATCTCTAGTCCTTTTTTCATATCATTCAACTCCAAAATGTTTCTTTAAATCATTGACATATTCTGTATGAGTTTCGCTCTGATCAATGTTCCAATATACTCTAGCACAATCTTGCACAATCAACTCGGCAAACTTTT